GAAGCTCAAGATTACGGATGCTGCAAAGATTCCTCGCGAGTATCTCGTGGTCGATGAGAAGAAAGTGCTTGAAGCTCTGAAGGCCGGCATCGAAGTGAAGGGAGCAGAAATCGAGCTTATCCAAGTGCCTATCAATTTCCGCTAACATGACATACATATTCAACGAGGGGCAGCTATGGAGGTCGCGCTATGAGCGAAAGCTTCCCTGGTACGAAAGACTGCTTGAAGTAGGCATCGAAATCTCGGTTCTTGCAGCATTCGCGTGGATCGTTTGCAACATCGGATTACTCGCTATCGCTCTCTTAAAATGAGCAACATTCCTCCGGGCTACGATAATGAAGGCAATTCACTTTCGGAAAGGCTTTGCAGCAAGTGCGGAAGCATTCCGGTAAGCGTAAGCGGCGGAAGATGCTCTGACTGCATATGAAATATAAATTCAAGAATTTCAAGCCGGAATTCGGCAATGAAGGGCATATCCGGATACTTGAAAAGATGCACGAAAGGATGTGCTTGCCTACGAAAAGGTGCTTGAAGACCGGAGGGAGAGCAAAACCCTCCTAGCAAGGATCAGAAAAGGCAAAAAAGAGATACAGGAAATGATCGATTTTTCAATCAAAAAGGAGGCGTAAGCCTCTTTTTTGCTATATTATACCATTTTCGTGTCAAGGTCCGGCCAGGTTTTCATGGCTAGGAATATAGCTGTCCAGACCTGTCCAGACGGCCAGACCTATTTCCTATAACCTCCCCCGTGGTGTATCCCCTGCGTGCCTGTCCCTCCTCTCTCTATTACTATCTCTTATATAAATTATATATAGGTATGGACAATAAGGATAGTACGGCTCCGCAGAGCTGTGAAAAGTGTCCGGACGTACCTAAAAATGAGGTATGGACAGGTATGGACAGGTTTATCCACACTTTGCGTGCTTTTCCTTCTAGCGGTATATTTTCCGCATGAGTGAAAAACAGAAAATATCAGCGAGGAAAAGGCAGCTTGCCATTCCGAAGGAAGAGCTGTCACGGAGGATGAGAGAGATCGGAATCCTTCGATGGGAGCGAATGAGCAGGAAGGAGCGCAAGGAGTGGCAGGATCGGATGCAAGCAGCTAGGAATAAAAACAAATGAAAATAACCATCGAGACTATTCCTCATGAGGATCAGCGATACGAGACTGTTGGTGATTGGATGTTCAATTCTTTAGGTGATCTTTTCATCCGAGTATCGGACATGGGAGATTGGAAAAAGGAATTTCTGGTTGCTTTGCATGAGCTTGTCGAAGTTGCCTTGTGCAAGGACAGAGGAATCACTCAGGAGCAGGTAGACGCTTTTGATAAGGCTTTTGAAGCGAATCGTGCCGAGGGGAATCACGATGAACCGGGACACGATGGCAAGGCTCCTTATCGCAAAGAGCATTTCATTGCTGACATTGTGGAGCGTCTCATGTGTTCTGAATTTGGAATGGTTTGGAAGGAATATGATGATACGATAGTTAATATTTAATTTTTTATGTCTATACTTTTCGAGATTTTCGAGTTGAAGGATTTCAAGAAGGCGAATGCTTTCATCAAGAAGCACACGCCGTATTCCGATGCGAAGCAGTCAGGTCTCATCATCGCTGAAGGCAGCATTATCATCCGTTACGATGACGGCGAGGATAACGAGAAGCCTGAGCGAAAAGTGGTGCTCATGGGTCAGGCCTCTCGCGAGAAGGGAGGATTGCTCAATCAGGAAGTCGAGTTGCGTAAGGCAACGAATGAGCTTGCCCGTCTTACGAGCCATATTGCCGGCTACAAGGAAGGAATGGAAATTTCTGCATTGCGCAAGATTTTCCGCGATAATAATTTTTCACAGAGCCAAGCTGATCAGGCTGTCGCGAAGATCGAGTCACTGAATAACATTATTTTCATGTCAGGTCTTGAGATCAAGCGAATCAATTGCGCTATCGAGACTATTGAGGAGATGATTAAGGAATTGGAATAGTGATATAATCAGGGCATGAAAAAGAACGGTCGTCCATCTATTTACTCTCAAAAATTAGCGTCTGAGCTTTGTAAAATACTTTCTCAGGGTATTTCCTTGCGAAGAGCCTGTGAAATGAAGGGCATGCCTGACGCTTCTACCGTGTTTCGATGGCTAGCTGATAAGCAAGACTTCCGCGAGCAGTACGCGCGCGCAAAAGAGGAAAGTGCCGATGCTCAGCATGAGATTCTTTCCGATCTCGGAGACGAAGCTATAAAGCTTTCTCAAATAGTTGATCCGAAATCTTCAGGAGCCGTCGTTCAGGCAGTGAAATTGAAAGCGGACAACATGAAATGGAGCATGTCGAAAATGAAACCGAAAAAATACGGAGATAAATTAGACTTAACAACTGATGGCAAAGCCCTTCCACAACCTATCTACGGAGGAACAGCCTCAACCGGCAAGAAAGTTTAATTTCGTTGACACGACGGCCACGAAAAAAGTTTTTGCATTGAGCAAGCGCATTCGCGCCGTGTGCGGAGGAACATCGGCATCGAAAACAATATCAATTCTCGTTTGGATTATTGATTATTGCCAGGTGAAGCAAGAAAGAGAAAAGCTCGTACACGTTGTGTCCGAGACTTTTCCTCATTTGGAGATGGGCGCGATGCTTGATTTTCAGAACATCATGAAGGATAGGGGGTATTGGAACGAAGAGCGATGGCATGCGACGCTGCATACGTACACGTTTGAGACAGGGAATAAAGTACGTTTTCTTTCTGTGGATACGTATGGAAAAGCGCACGGCCCGAGGCGCGATGTTTTGTTTGCCAATGAGTGCAATAATATCGATTACAATATTATCGATCAGCTCATTACTCGAACGCGCGAGATTGTCTGGCTTGATTGGAACCCGAGCGAGGAGTTTTGGTTCGAGGAACAAATGAAGCCGAACCGCTCTGATATTGATTTCATTCGTTTGACGTACAAGGATAACGAGGCGCTTGATGAAGTGACTATCAATGAAATCGAATCGCACAGAAATAATAAGAATTGGTGGCAAGTATACGGTCTTGGTTTGAATGGAACGACCGAAGCGCGAATATACAAGGATTGGAAAACAATCGATGAAGTGCCGCATGAAGCTCGTCTTATTTCATACGGCCTCGATTACGGATACACGAATGATCCGACGGCGATTGCTGCTATTTATTATCTGAATGGAGGATATGTTGTCGATGAAATAGCATATCAAAAAGGATTATCGAATCGGCAAATAGCCGACATTCTTCAAGCATTACCTGCTGCGCCTCTTTATCCCGATTCTGCCGAGCCGAAGTCGAATGATGAGCTTCGTTCGTATGGAATTACTGTCATGCAGGTTACGAAAGGAAAAGGATCGGTGACGCAAGGAATTTCATTCGTTCAGGCGCAGAGCGTTTCGATCACGAAGCGATCGGTGAATCTCATTAAGGATTACCGGAATTATATGTTCAAGACGGATAAGGACGGCAAGATAACCAATGAGCCTGAACACGCATTTTCCCATGGTCCTGATGCCGTTCGTTACGGATTTCAAATCAAGCAGGTCGTACCGGTCGTCTCGACCTATGAACAGCCCGAATATGAATCACCCGGACTTCGATGATACGAAGAATGCTCGTCTTGTGCGGAGCTTGCGGCTTTCATTACAAGATAGAGTATTCGCCACGCTTGACGACGTTCTCGAAAATCCTCGACTATTCCATCTGCTCGAATTGCAACGTTGCTCGCTGTCCGTATCTGCACACTCGCGTCGAATGCCGGCTTTGCCATGCTCCTGTGCCTGATGGGCTGCGAAAGATGAGGCTTTGCTCTATGCACTATCAGCGTCGAAATAAAATTATGAGAAAAAGAGGATATGATATTCTGAAAAAATGACAAATATCGAAACTACTACGCTGCCGGACGATATCTCCTATGGCGGCAAGACGAAAAAGGAATTTTTCGACGAGCTGACGAAGATTGCCGCTCAGCAATTGCTCGCGTCCGAAGCGTTCAAGAAACCTTTGCTTGAAAAGTGGAAGAGCTATGAGGAATTGAAGGCAGGAAAGGTGAAGAAGAAGCTTCGCACGCCGTTTCAGGTTGCATTCCCTATTTTTTCAGGCATGCTCGACACGCTTGCGGCGTCCTTTGATGAGCCGATTGAGCTTGAATTCTATCCGACGAAGCCGGCAGATTTCTTCAAGTCGAAGAAAGTGCAGGGCGCGTGGAACACGGAAAAGTCGAAGACTGATGTCACGTCGCGATGGGATTATAAGTCGCGCATCGAGAAGAATCTTGCTTTGATTTACGGACGAGGAATCGCGACGAATTTCGCGGAAAGCAGCCCGACCTATCGCTCTGTGCTCGAAATCATCGACCCTCTCTATTTTCATTGTCAGCCCGAGGGAGGAGGATTGCTTGAAAATCATCTTTTCTGCGGACGCGAAGATATCTTCAAGAGCGAGGCGGAAATTACGGAGCTTGCCGCGTCGAAAATCTATGATGAAGATCAATGGAAACAGCTCAAAGAAAAGCAGTCAGGCGATTCGACTGTGCTTTCAAACGCATCGGACAATCTTCAGTCAAAACTTACTCGCTTCAAGGCGCTCGGATTGAATCCTGAGAGCAATGGCTATGTCGGAGAGAAGATTTTCAATCTCGTCGAATGGTGCATGCAGTATAAGAACAAGCGATATTATCTCGTTTTCGATCCATTCTCTCTCACTTGGCTTCGCGGAGAGAAATTGCGCGATGTCTATTCGCTTGATCTCTATCCGTACACGTCTTGGGCAACGCATGAGGATGCAAAAGTATTCTGGTCGAAGTCGTATGCCGATGATTTGTATCCTATTTCGGACGCAATCACGACCCTTTTCAATCAAGAGCTTACGAACCGAGAAAAGCGCAATATGGGCGCTCGCGCTTATGATAAGGACATGTTCCCTGATGTTGCGAAGCTCGACGCGGCGCAGTATCGTCCTGACGCGCTCGTGCCTGTGGATACGAAAGGTGGCACTCGCAAGATTCAGGATGGCATTTATTATTTCCAAACGGCAGAGCTCGAAGGCACGATCAATCTCCTTGATTGGGTGCAGAAATCTACAGCAAAAGACACTGGCATCAGCGATATTGCGCAGGGTTCGGCGATGCAGGCGACAAAAAAGGTCAATGTCGCTTACATGGAGCAGGCTTCTATCGCAAAGCGCATCGGTTACAAGTCGCAGTCATTCAGCGAATGCTGGGGCGAGCGAGGCGTACGCTATTTTCAGGGCTTGCGCGATCATATGACTCCCAAAATGGCAATTCAGACCATCGGAGACTTAGGTCTTGAATGGGATGAAATCACGCGAGAGGATCTTGACCTTGAAGGAGACATCGGAGTTCGCGTCATTTCTTCCACGGCTCGAAAGGAAGAGATGGTTCAGAAGAAAGCCGGGCGCATCGAAGCACTCAAGCTTATGGCGACGGACCCGACGCTTGTTCAGGCATTGAATCCTCAATGGAAAGCATCGGCTATTCTTCGTGATGTCGGCAATTACGATGACGATGAGATAAAGCTTGCTCTTGATACCAAGAATTCCGCTTCGCGAGAGAGCGTCGCGCATGCGCATGTCGCGATTCAGAAGATTATTTCAGGCATGAAACCCGATATCAATTTCGAGGCTGATTCCGTATTCCTGAAAATAATCCGCGATTACGCTATCGAGCATCGCGAGACGCTCATGAAGAAGGGGAAGTTCGAAGCTTTGTGGTCGTATTTCACCATGTCTTCGCAAATGGCTCTTCAGAATTCACAAACAGGTCAGGCAGGAAGCCAATCAAAGCCAGGGGAAGCGCAGCCTGCGCAGGCAGGGGGAGCGCCTTCTTCGAACGTCGCGCGTCCTATGCAGCCAATGAGCCGATAATCTCATGGATATAGACCTCAAAGAAAAGCTCGACAAAGTGAAAGAGGAATACAAGGATGACGAGGATTTGCCGTCAAAGGCTTTGGAGTGGGAAGAAAAAATCCGCAAGAGCTCATCGTGGAAGGAGTTTTCCGAGAATGAAGTAACGAAAGAGATCGTTGCTTCGCTTCGCAAGCGAGTCGTTACGCTTCGCATCATGCTTGCCCGTTCGAGGGATACGGAAGTCATGGCGAATGTCGGGAAATACTGGGCTGTCATCGATGAGGCGCAGTATTGGCTTAAGACAATATGCTTCGATTACAAGGCGGAATTGAAGTCTATCGAGGCAGAGCTCGCTTTGTATCTCTCGCAATAGTTATCACTTATCATTGTTTTGGTATCATCAAATCATTATGGAAATATCAAACGCGAAAAAGGAGTGGTTCCCTCGGCAGGCAAGTCCGGTCGGGGCGATGTCGTCTTCGAAGCAAGGAAAATCGAAAACGAAGCGTCCGAATGCCGGACTTGCCTATCGGCAGAAGTCGAAGGGCAAGAAGAAGTCCAAGCGCTATATGCGCAAGGCGGGTTCGGATTCGCAGCAGTATGATTTTAATCGCAAGAATAAGGCACTCGTCTAATCTTATGGCAAAAGCAAAAGTCGAAGGAGATGAACCAAGCAAGGAATTTTCAATCGTTACCTTTCTGCTTCGAAGCGGAGCAAAAAGGTCGTTCTCGTTCGCTGAGCATGGAGAGAATTATAAGGAATTGGCAGCGGAGTTCGAGAAAAATAATTTGAATGAAACAGATGTCGAGCGCAAGGCGAATCGAATCGATAACATTGTGAATCGAGAAGAGGCGTAGAGGATAGTTTGGGAGGCGGCAATCCCTTTTACAAAACCGTTACGGTATTAGTCTCCCCGTAAAGACTAAAAGAGGCGTTAATCTTTTAAAACGTATGAATCCAGATGAACAGAAGCTTTTCGATGCCCGGCAAGCAGAGAAAGAAGCTCTCGGCATTTCAAGTCCTGCTGAAGAAACCGAAAAGAAGGACGAGAAAGAGCCGAAAGAAGAGGAAACCGAAGCCAAGTCTGAAGAGGAAGAATCCGAAGAGGAAGAATCAGAGGAAGACGAATCCGAAGAGGAGGAAATCGCCGATGATGATTCCGAAGAGGAGGAGGACTCGGAAGATGAGGAAGAGGAGGAATCTTCAAAACCTACGCGTGCGCCATCAAAAGATGATTTCAAGTCGATGAAGCGCGAATACAAGGATGAGATTCGCAAGCTCAAAGACGAGTTAGCCAAAGCAAAGACTCCGCAGGAAAGGAAGGAAGTCATCGAAGACCTTGATAAGTACATGTCCGAACGGGCCCAAAAGCTCGGACTCAAGCCTGAAGTTCTCAAGGAGTTGACCGAAATTTCTGAAAAGGCTTTTGAAAAGAAATACGGCGACAAATTGAAGAAAATTGACGAGTTTGAGAAGTTCAACGAGTCAAGGACGAAAGAAGAGGCCTTGAAGCAGGACGAGCAAGTTTTCAATTCCGAGTGGGGCAAAACGGAAGCGGCAATCAAGTCCGAATATCCGAATGCCACTCCTGAGCAGATCGCATCTGCTCGCAAGGAAATGGACAGGCTCGCTCATTCGAAGGATTATCATATGTTTCCGATGGATTACATCCTGTACCGGGAAAAAACGAAGTTCGAAAAAGTGCTCTTTTCCCCGAATAAAAGGTCTTTCGAGACAGGCCGGCCTTCGCGGTCGCCTGAGCGAAAGGAATTCGAGGGAATGCCTTCCGATCTTTCAGACATGACTCCGGCGCAAGTCGAGCAGTTTGAAAAGGAACGCAACGAGCACATGTCAACCTACGGGAGAGATGCAATGATTCTCACCACGAAGGATAATGACGGGAACATCGTTCAGCGGAAAGTCTAGTCTTTTGATGAGGCATGCGTAGGGGCAGAATTATTACCTTTACACATTACTCATGACGAATACCCAAACCCTCAAGCAGGTGTGGATGGATGAGTACCAGCTCACTCACTACAAGCAGCCTGTTTTCCGCTCCATCACTGAAGAGAAGATGGTTGAAGGCAAGCTGACGAAGGGCGATACGATTCACTGGTCATACAAGTCCGATTTCTATGTCAACGACATGGGTTCGGATGGCGCTTACACGACGCAGGCACAGACGGATACCGACGAGACGCTCGTTATCAACAGCGTCAAGGAAGTTTCGTTCTATGAATTCCAGAAGGACCTTGAACAGGCTCACTACCCTGTGAAGGTCGCGTACGCTCAGAAGGCGATGAACAAGATCTTCCTTCAGATCGATGCAGACGTGCTTTCAGCAGCGTATCTCGGTGCAACCTCGACGATTACGGCAGCGGATTTCGGCGGTTCAGCAGTTGGCGTCGCTCTGTCTTCGACGGGAGCGAACATTCCGCAGATCTTCTCGACGGCAAACCTCAAGCTTCAGCTCGCGAATGTCATTTACGACCCGAACCTCACTTTCACGAAGGATGTGAAGCTTGAGAAGGTCGTCGGCATGCCAGTTGCGCTTATTTCGCCTCAGATGTATCAGGCGCTTATCGTCTTCCTCGGCGGCAAGACTACCGTTCTCGGCGATAAGGTTTCGACGACTGGCCACGCTGGCTCGTACATGGGCTTCAACCTGTTCGTTTCGAATGCTCTTCCGTGGACCGCTCAGATCACGATCGCAGCGACTCCTACGACGGGCGATACCATCACCATCAACGGAATGGTATTCAAGTTCGTCACTTCGGCGACGAATCCAGGCGAAATGACGATTTCAGGCACCTCGCAGGCGATTCTCCGCTCGGCTATCAATGCTCCGTTTACAGCAGTTTCCGGCTATGTAGCGCAGACGGATAACGCGACGAACCGCAACAAGCTTGCAGGTCTCTCGCTCAGCACTTTTGCGGCGAACGTTGCGACGTTCTCGCAGAAAGGAATCGGAAATGCGATCATCTCGACATCGTTTACGTCAGGCTCGAACCTGCTTACGACCGGATTGCAGCTTCAGCACAACATCTTCGGGGTTTCCCGATCCGTTGCGCTCGTGCTTCAGAAGTATCCAGAGCTCTACGTCAATCCTGTGTCCGGCAAGGTCGGCAAGGACTACGTGACCTGGTGCTACTACGGCATCAAGGTGTTCACGTATCAGGCTCCGCAGCTTGTCGACTGCCAGATCGACGCATCGAGCTTCACTTCGCAGCCTGCGGTAGGAACCAACTAACCAATCCACATCATGACCAAGACACAAAAAATCGTGGTTGCGGTCGTCGGAGTGGCTCTTGGCTTCTTCGCTCTCGCAGCTTACTTCAGGGCTCCTTCGGTCGCTCCGACAGGCCAGTCTTCGAATCTGGGCGGCGCAGACATCGTAGAGCAGTATCCTTCGTACTGGGTGAACGGAATCAATATCGGAGGGCGTTTCACGAATAACGTGAAGCTCGTTCTCGGCGATGGTCAGAATCAGGTAGCTTGGAAGAACACGACCGGACAGGTGGTCCTTGCCTCAGGAGTCCAGGGATTCATTTCCCCTTCGGCAAAGACTTCTCCGGCAGTCGCTTCCTCGACGCTCGCTTTCTTCGTCGGCACTTCGACGACTTCGACTATTACCGATAGCGCAGCTCCTGTTTTCGGATCGCTCATTGACACTTATCTCATAGCGACTTCGACGACGAATACACTCGCCATCGATAGCTTCGGAGATAAGGGTACGAATGGCCAGCAGGTCATTACCGTGCTTCCGAACCAGTACGTCATTGCAGTGCTTGAGAATCCATACAATCAGGCATGCACGGGCGCTACGTGCGAAACCGCTACGTCGACGAACCGAGGGTACAACCTTCCGTTCTCGTTCAATTATTCCTTCTTGAATAATTGACGGTTCACAGAGGGGCTTTAGGGCCCCTCCAATGAGCCGCCAATTTAAATCAAAATCATGCAAAAATATCTTTACATCGCGATTGCAACATTTCTTCTCGGAGCAGGAATATCCCTGTTCACCTCGATGCCGACAAAGACATCGCTCGGAGACACGAATAGCCTGACCACGTTCGCGCTTGGAAACGCTACGAGCGCCTCGTGCCTGACTTCCTCGACTCTTGCTATTGCCACTTCGACCGGAGCGCGTCTCGGCCTTCGAATGTATAACGACAGCCCGAACGGAATCTATCTCGCTCTTGGCCAGGCAGCCGTATTGCATACCGGAATCTTCCTCTCAGCGAGCTCGACTGTGGAGCTGAAAGACCCGATTTACGAAGGAGCAGTCTATTGCATTTCAGGAGCGACTTCAGCGTTGTCTATCGAGGAAATAAAATAACCTATCCATGAACGGAACCGACTACTATAATCAGGTTAAGACTCTTTTGCACGGATTCGGAATGGACGAGGGTATGTTCTATATGCTTCTCAATACTGCTCGCGTTATGCGAGAAATGGAGCGTCCGTGGATGGTTCTTCGCAAGCTTCAGTCATCGCAGCAAGCGATTCCAGGAAATACCTATCAGACTCAGTACGTCATTCCTGCTGATTTCGATCGGCTCACTCGGGATGGAAAGATTCTTCTTTTCGATGGTCAGCAAGTGTGGCAGGAGGCAATTGAGATTCCGGTCGAGCTTCAGGTGCAATACAAGGATCAGAACCTCAACTTCTTCATGGATCATAATGCCGGCAAGTTTGGAATTACCGGTATTATCGATCGCGTATACAATATTTATATCAACTATGTGGTCGCAAATCCGGATATTGCCGCAACTACTTCATGGATCAATATTCCGACTCGCTTTCAGCCAATTCTTGCATACGATGTCGTTGCCATGTATGAGCTCGGAGTCGATTACGATGACACCAATGCTCGCAATGCGAACAAGAATGACCAGATTTCCGAGCGATTGTTCAATGCCATGAAAGTCTGGGACGATTATTTGCAGCGTTCGGCAGTCACTCTCCTCGATTATCCTGTCGTTGGAGACGTTCCTACATTCGTTCCTCACAAGATAAATATGTTCGGTCCTTCAGGCACCTAATTCATGGCAAAAGATAAAATACCGTCACAGGGCAAGAATTATGGAGGGAAGAAGCGAGCGCTCATTCCTGATTTTGTCGTGAGTGAATGGAACGGTATCAATACTTCAATAAAGGATCAGACAGATCTTCCGATCGGAGCATCTCCTGACGCACTCAATTGGATCACTGGAAAATACAAGGACCATATCGAGCTTCGACGCGGATATGCGCTGCTCGGCAATACGCGTGTTTCGAATGCCGGCAAGATAACGGGTATTGGAATTGGAACGAGGCCCGACGGCACTCAGATTCCTTTTTTTACCTATGCTCAGAAAATAAAATACTACAACGCCACTACTCAGGATACGGCTGAAATAGGAACGAATACGCTTCCTGCGACTGCAAACGGGGAAGATGTTGCAATCATGCCGTATCAGAACCTTGCCGGCGCGTCGACGTACATCACGAGCCCGAGCTCTTCCATTTACAAGATCATGAATGCCAATCCGGCAAGCATTACCGACCTTATGTCGCTCGCTTTCCGAGGAAAAGCGAAAATCGATACGAACCGCATGTTCCTGTGGGATCGTCGCGATGTTCAGCTTTCCCGGTATCAGACGGAGCTTTACCTTTCTCTGTCTGATCAGACTTCGATTTCACAATATACACAGACTGTCGCGGAATCAGCAGGAACGGGAGACGGCGCGACAAAGGCTTTTTCAGGAACGCTCGCTTTCAAGGCAAGCAATCCTAAGCAGACTACTTTTTTTAATGAATTTTTTTCTCCGGTTTTTGCCGGAGTGTCAATTACGGGAATCACGAATGCCGTTCAGGCAGTCGTGACTGTCGGTTCTCATTCTCTTCAAACCGGAGATATAGTATTTTTCGATGGAGTATCGGGAATGACGCAGATAAACGATACATTCGGGGTTGTCGAATCGACGACCGCAACTACCATTACGACTTCGATAAATTCGACGACTTATGGCGTGTATTCCTCAGGGGGAAGCATTTATAAATCGGAGTATTTTCATGATGATAAGAATGGGAATCTGACAAGTAATCTCGGAGGAACGGGAACCATCAACTATACGACGGGAGCGTATGTCCTGAATTTCAACACCGCCCCTTTGAATGGAAAGGGCATTTTTTCCAATTATTATGTCGAGGATTCGACGAATGGGGGCATTGCCGATTTCACGATTGACGGATCGACGACAGGAAAAGGAAAGATTTTTCCTCAATTCGATGGCGGAGGAAACCTCAATGCCGTGCTTCCGTTCGACCAGACGCAATATTGCTTTCATATAGTGAAGACCTGGTATCTTTCGCTCGGTACCGATGACACGAAAGCGGCTAACCTTCCGTATCGTTCGCAGTTCGGCATTCCGTATTGGCGTGCGGCATTCGCGACTCCGGATGGAATCGTGATGATTGATAATGCTCTTCCATCGAATCCGAAAGCGAAGATTCTTGAGATAGATGCTTCGCTTTCGACTGCGGTTCTTACTATCGTCCCTGTCACTATTTCTGATCAGCTTGACCTCACTCCTTTCGGTTTCAATGCAGCGGTCGTGCGCCGGTGGGGAGATTATGACATCATTGCCTGCCAGAATGTCGTGAACGGAGTCGTTGATTCATTCAATACGATATTCTTTCTTCGAAACATCTATTCAGGCCAATGGGACAGGCTCGATTATATGGTGTCTTGCCTTGATGAGTTTTACGGGGCATTGCTCGGGGGTTCTTCCCTTCAGAACAATGTTTTTACTCTCTTTTCAGGAACCGATGATGATGGATCGAAAATCAATAATTACTGGACAAGCAAGCAATTCGATCTGCATGTCGAAGGCACGAAGAAATTCAATCGTTTCGTTATACGCGGGCTCATTCAGAATACGCAGAATCTCGACATCATGCTTTCTTTTGATTCGGGAGCATTCATCAAGATATTTACCGTGCAAGGCAACGCTTCGTACGTGAATCAGGGCAATCCCGTATTCGTCGGTTCGAATACGGTCGGTTCGCAGGTTGTTGGAGGAGGCAACGGGCAGGGTCCGGCAATTACGGCATATCCTTTCGAAGTAGAGCTTGAATTTTCAAGCGACTATTTCGAATATGTCCAGGCGAAATTCGTCGCAAATAACATCGGATTCATTCAGATCGACGAGTATATCTTCAAGGACATTCGATACAAGGGGAGGAAGCTTCCTGCCGCGCGAGTCATTTCAACGACTTGATTATCCTTATGAAAAATTTTGATACACTAAAATCATGACTTTCTTAAAAACTATCGGCAGAATAATTCTCGGTCTCGGTCTCGCTATCTCGGGCGCGCTCGGGTATCATTCTCCTCTTAACAATCTGGGTTCGACGCTTCCGTCGAGTGTGCCGGCAGTTTTCGAGACCTATCTTGCCAATCAGCAGGGAACAGGGGACACGACGATGACGCTTGCGAATGGAACGCTGCGCGATGGCTCGTCTCTTACAGGCTATGTCTGCTTCACTGTGGACTCGAATTCTACCTCGCTTGAATATGAATGCGGAACAGCAGCAGGACCAAATGTCACTAATATCGTTCGCGGCATAGATGCCGTGACGGGTACGACCACGATTTCTTCTCTTACTTTCGCGCATCGTCTCGGAGCAGACGTGAAGATCACTGACTATCCGATTCTGACGATTCTTACTCGAATGGCGAACGGAAACGACAGTTTCCCGAACCTCATGCAGTATGATCCGTCAGTGCTTATCACGAATGCTGCGCCGACTACGACCATCGCCACGAAATACTATGTGGATAACGTAGCGGTATCAGGAGCTCCGAATGCTAACACGACGACCAAAGGCATCGTTCAGCTCGCTACCGGAGCTCAGCTTGCAGCAGGCACGGCAAACGGGAGTACCGGAGCTGCTCTTGTTGCTGCTTCGACGAATGCGACCTCTACGTGTCAATCGGCGGCAAATAGTGTGCTCGTGACGCTCGTTTCGAGCGGCAAGCTTTCGACCGGATGCATCGACCAGACGCAGGCGTATTCGTGGACCGGCAAGCAGAATTTCTCGACTGCCACTTCGACTTTCAATGCGACGACTTCCATCGCGGCAAAATTGGGATCTCCTTTGCTTCTGAATGGAGTAAATCAGTATTGGCCTACGGCAGATGGAGCAAGTTCTACCGTCCCCATGACCGACGGATCGGGAAATATATCTTGGAATTCGATTACGCATGCTAACAGCGCCGTAGTAGTCACTGCTACGTCTACTACTTCAACTGGCACAGTGAGCGTGCAAGGAAGCACGATTATCCTTTCAACCGGAGCAAATCGCGTGATGATAACTTACGCAGGCAGCGGGTCTAATTCTTCCACGGGAGATGGAATCAACCTCGGGTTCAGTATCGACGGAACGGATACCTTTACAGACGCTTCGCTTACTTCGGCAACCGGAGGCAACAAAGGCAACTTGAGCTTTTCTTATGTCACAACCCCGCTCACTCTTGGTTCGCATACTTTCGTATTGCGCATGCAGGCGGTCACGGGGGGCACGGCGAATATAGACGGAGGCTCATTCGCAGTAACGGAAATAAAATAATTCAATGGCAACATCTACCCCAATCACCGATCGCTCGAGTCCGTGGTACGGATATATCCCTACTCCGACCGGATATCAGCCGGCAAATCCTACATCGACGGCAACTCCTGGCCAGCCGAATTATTCTCCTGCTTCCTCAGGAAATTCACCGGCTGCGTCGACGCCTTCAGCTCCGAGCGCTACTGCTTCGGGAGGGTCTTATTCTTCAGGAGGCACTCCTTCGCAAGGCGTTATGGTAGATGATGTGACTCGTCAGCCGATTCCTCCGGCAGGTACTCCGGCATCAACTCCTGCACCTGTTCCTTATACGCCTATCATTTCGGGTGCAGCTCCGGCAGGAGGGGGAGATCCTGCTTTCGCGGCAGCACAGGGTAATCTTGCGCCAAATGCGCCTCTTACCCAAGATCAGTGGTTTCAGAAGCTCTATGCGCAGTCTCAAAGCGTTATAGATGCAATATCAGCTCGCGAGCGTGCAGCAGAAAGCGCTGCGTCGATCGCATCGACACAAGAATCGAAAGCAAATGATTTCAGCCTGAATGCAGCAGGGCTTGCCGGTTCTTCCGAAGCGAATTCTATGGCAGCTCAGAATGAAGAAAAGCGCCAAGCGGCAGTCGATCAGGCGCTTGCGAACAAGACGACTGATCTCGCGAATCTGACTTCGACTATTGCATCGCAGGCTATCAATCTTGCACAAGCGGACCAGACTCGCTCGGATACCAATTCCGCAAACTATATCGCTTCGAAAATCGCTCAAGGCCAGTCGTGGGTCAAGGCTCTTGCGACACAAGGACACACGCTTGATGATGTGAAGAATACTGACCCAAACACCTACGCGACGATGCTTCAGTATTTCAACGGCGATGAGAACGCGATGCGTGCTCAGTGGATTTCAGATGCAGCTCCGATTTCACTCGACGGAGGCAAGCCTATCCAAGCAGGAACCTCTCTTATTTTTACTTTTCAAGACCCGGTTACGAAAAAGACCTTCGTTCAGTCTGTGGATGCAGGCGTTCCTCTTTCATCCGACTGGACTTCGGCAAAAGCCGCTGACGGAAGCATTTACATGGTTAACAAGCTTACGGGAGAGACGAAGCAGCTTGGGGGAGGCGATCCTTATTTCCTTGCGAACAAGGCTCTTACTGATCAGGTTAAGCAGCAGTCTCTTAAGAATTCCGCTATTCGTGATGCGAATTCGCTTCTTCGTTCATCAGGGCTTCTTACCGGGTCAGGCGGCTCGGGCGTGGGAGGTTCTATCCCTGCGCGATTCAATGCGGCAGCTTCGACAATCGGACGCATTCAAGCAGCAGCTTCGACCGGCTCGAACGCGGTAAGCGATGAGGATATTATCGATGCGCTTGTGCAAATCAATACCGGCGGCGGCAAGCCTTCTCAGGCGCAATTCGACCAGATTACTTCCAATTTCGGATTCCAAGACAAGGCAGGAATCGCTTATAACAAGTACATCAATAATAGCTCGTCATTCCTTCCGAAAGGAATCAAGGATGATGCAATCGCTCTTGCGAAAGCAAATTTCCAGTCGCTCGCGAAGCAGAAAAAGGCATGGGATTCGACGGCACAGGATCTTCTCAATAAGAATGGAATAAGCGGAGTCAATGTCAGCACCGATAGCTCATTCCTTAATCCTCCGGCACCTGACACATCTTCTGCTGCGACCGGAGTCGATGTCGGCACCGTGGTTCAGGATGCTTCAGGAGTTCCTGAAGGCACTACGGGAACCGATGATAATGGCAATTCGATGATTGTTCAGGACGGCCAATGGGTATCTCAATAAAATGAATATCAAAATAACTTCCATTCCGGGAAAGCCTCAAGCTTCGGCAGCAAAGCCGAAAGGCATTACCATTACGAAGCTCGGAACGCCGCAGCCTTCGTCATCTTTGGGCGATGTGCTTACTCAAGGCATTCGTGCTTCTTACGGAGCTCCTATGGGAGATGCTATATTCTCGCCGTCACAGCATCCTCTCATGAAACTCAAGGATTTCATCACGGGAGGGGCAAAAGGATTCAGCCAGGGCATTTCAAGCGCTTTAGACACCTCCTCTCAAGCAATGTCGGATGCAGTGACTCGCGGAGCTAAAAATATCAATGAAGCATCAGGCATCGTAAATAAGGCCGCGGCTGCCGGTCAGGCAGGATTCCAGACAGCCGGAGCAGTCGCCGGCGGAGCAATTTCAGGCCTTATGGCTCCTATTTCGGGCCTCGGAGGAGCTATAGGCACGCTCATTCCGAAAGAAGTGGCTAATTCAGCTCCGGTAAATGCCCTTTTTGACAGCCTGAATAAAGTGACTTCCGCTTGGCAGGATTTTGCCAAAGCACATCCTGATTTGGCTGCAAACGCGGAATCTACGTTCAATATCGCGACTCTTCTTGCTGGCGGAGAAGGAAACAAACCTCTTTCGGTTTCTGAAGGTGCCGGACAATTGAAAGGCGATCTGTCGAGCCTTTTTGATACGGCAAAAGGAGCAGCGAAAAACGTTGCTTCGGGAGTGAAAACTATGGTTACTCCTACAGCTCCCGACATTCAAGAGCTTGTCGATACGACGAGCGGCGTTGCTGATAAGAAAGCACGCATCTCATCGCTTGAGCAAACAGGCGCGATTGGAAAGAATGGCAAGCCTCTCGGCGGTACAAAGCAGACTCTTCTTGGAGGCATAAAATCGGAACCGACCCCCTTCGATATTGCCCGAGCGGAATCTGTCCGAGGAATCGTAAAGCCCGGCGCATCTCCCGTGGAAAATCTTACGAATTTGAACAAGGAAATCGCTCGGATTTCGACTGATGAAGTTCGTCCTGCTCTTCGAGAAGCAGGGAAGACCATTCCGATTTCAGATCAGGCTCCCGGATGGAATTCGACAGTCAAGCGGCTTGCTGATATTGAAAAGCCAGACATCATTAAGGCAGATTCGACGCTTAATAAGACATACGATCTCGTTAGGCAAAGGATGATTGATCAAATCAAAAAGCAGCCCGCGACTGTCGAGGGATTGTGGGATGCTCGAATCGCTTTTGATAAAGTCGTTCAAGACCAGTTCGGAGATGTCGCTTTTGATTCCGAAAAGAATACCGCAATCAAACGTGCAGTATCGGACATGAGAAAAGAAGTGAACGCCATCATTGGCGAAAGGGTTCCTAAATACAAAGATCTCATGTCAAAGCTCACGAACATGTACGATGCTCGTTATAACATTGCTGAGCAATTCCAAAGCCTTGTGGATAAGGGAGGATGGAAAGCTTTCAAGGGTCTCAACCCTAAAAAAGCTGCGCTCTTAAAGTGGGGAGTGACAGGCGCAGGTTACGAGGTCTTGAAACACACGGTTTTGCCGATTCTTCCAGGAATCTAGGCAGTATGAAGCTTCCAAGCTACCCAAAAACAGAAGCAAGCAAAGACAAAACCGATGAATTTAATAAGAGGGTCCATATAATCACTATACCATGAAAGTAAATTTATTGCAAGAGCTTACGGACAAAGAACAGCAGGATCTTCATGATGTCCTCATGGTAAAGGACACCTCTGAAAAAGAGCCTGAAATAGAGCCACAGAATGAAGAAGAGGGAGAATATGACCGGAAATTCCTCATTGTTTCGTCTTATGGAGAGCTTCTTGACCTTGCAATTCATCTCTCGCGCAACGAGAAGGAGAAAGTCGTCCTGTGCATAACTGAAAAAGAGTATCAGAAAATCGGCGAAGGCATCGTTGAAAAGGACAATGATTGGCACAAGTTCATGGGACAAGGTTGGACGTGGATCATTGACGGATGCGAGCATGCTGACCTTCAGGACTGGCTCCGCAAGCAGGGAGAGTATGTCGTTGGTACGAATGCGGAAATGAGCGAGCTTGAAGACAATCGTCAGAAGGGGCAAGAATGGTTCAAGGCGGCAGGATTCAAGCAGCCTGAGTCCCATAACTTCAAGGACATCGATGATGCGATCGCGTTCGTGTCTGAGAATGCCGACAAGCGATGGATCATGAAGCAAAACGGGTCCGCTCCGAAATCATTGAATCACATGGGTAAGTTTCAGGGCTCGGAAGATATGCTTTACCATCTTGATGAGATGAAGAAGAAGTGGAACGAGCAGGAATACGGTGCATTCGATTGCGATCTGATGGAAATTGTCGATGGCGTGGAGATTGCTGCTTCAGCATTCTTCAATGGCCATGACTGGTTGCGGGATAAGGAAGGCCGAGTCGTCGGATTCCTCAACGGCGAAGAAAAGAAGGAATTCAATGGGAATATGGGAGAAACCACAGGCGAGACAGGCACGACATTCTACGGCTGCGATGAAACGAATGCCATCTTTGCCGATATTCTTTTGCGAAAGGAAATTACGGACAAGCTGCGCGAAACCGGCTTTCGCGGCGTGTTCGACATAAACGGAAGTCTCATCGATGACGGCTTTGTGGCGTTCGAAGCGACCTCGCGTTTCGGCATTCCTGCTACGTCTTACGAATTCATCGAAGGCTTGAAATCAAAGACAGCGGATCTGCTCTGCGCAATGGCCTATGGAGACAATCCGGCAATCGAAGTGCGCAAGGGCTGGGGCATGTGCATCGTAGTTGCGGCAAAGCCGTATCCGATCGATGCAGACATGCCGAAAGAGCATACTTCCATCGGAGAGAAGCTGTGGATACTTGCTGATGGCAAGCCGACTGATCAATTCACAAAAGAACAGCAAAAGCATATTCATCTTGAGAATTTTTATTGCGATGAAGAGGGCAATTACAAAGTAGCAACTCCTTGCGGCTATCTGCTCGTGGTCACGGGGACTGGATCGAGCATAAAATCCACGAGAGAGAAATTGCTAGGATATATCAAGGAGAACATCTATATCTCCGGCCAGAAATGGCGCACCGATATCGGAGCTCGCCTTGAGGAGCATATATGACCAAAAAACTATCGAGCCTGGCGAATGAGGGAAGCTTGTCCGAGAATTTGGATAAGCGCTCTTCGGCCATGATTGAGGAAACCTTGAAGGAAGCGGTTGCTTCTCTTGAAAAAGATGCGGCTTTCATCGTGCAGAGCGCCGAAGAAAAGGTGGAAACTGTCACGGCAGTCGCAAAGGAGGAAATCAGGAAAGACGCGATGGTTCGTGTGGATGAGCTGGTCCTTGAAAAGCATCTTCCCCTTCAGGAATCGATGGACGGTCTTTATCGCAGAATCGAAGAAGTTGATGATGAGATTGTCGCCTCGCTGTCACTTAGCGAGAAGCAATACAAGGAGCTCCGCAGCCTCATTGATGGATTGAAAAATGAAATCGGAATTTCTTTCAAGTCTTTCTCGAAAGCAGACTCGAAGCTTGATTCCGAATTGCGTTCCATGCCGGAAATCGTTGAAAAGAAAGTCCTTGAGCTCCGCAAGCATGTGTCCGGAGAATTGAAGAAGATCAATGACTTGAATATCAGCAAGGAATTCCGTTCGGTATTCAAGAAAGTGGCTGAAATCGAGAAATACGCTAAATCTATTCCGTGGGGAGGCGCGAGTTATCCGCAGCTTGTGAACAACAATGGAAAAGCGGTTTATCAAGGGGCAGTCATAAATTTCAAGAATGGAAACAATACGACGGCTGTTGTTTCTCAAAATGACCTGACAGGCAATGTTGATGTGACTTTCAATTCGACTGCTTCTTCAGGAAATAATGTCTACGGCGAGGTCCCTTCCGGCTCTGGAACGGGCTTCACGCTCGCTCATACCCCGGTTGCCGGCTCGGTCCGTCTCTATCGCGGCGGCGCGTATCAGCAAGCAGGAGCAGGCAAGGATTACGTCATATCGGGAGCAAACATCACGCTTGCAATCACCCTTGCGGCCGGAGAAGTCCTTTTGGCAGACTATTCATACTAAAAATGAAAAAATATCTTAAATACATAGCGGGCGCGCTCATCGGAATCGCAGCAACTTTGGCGGTTCCGGTCCTTGCCGCAACGGTCCTTTTCCCTTCCGGAGGAGGAACAGGCACCTCTACGCCGCCAACGCTCGGCCAGGTACTTGTCGGAAACTCCAATGGCACCTATAGCCCGCAGGCAACCTCGACGTTGGGGATCATAAGCGGAGGAACCCCGGGCGGATCGAGCGGACAGGTCCAGTACAACAACAATGGCGCCTTCGGAGCGACCACGACCTTTGCCTATGCCACGAGCACCAACACGCTCACAATCAAGGCAAAGACCGGGCAATCATCGAACATTTTTCAGGGACAGGACTCCTCGGCCACAAACCAGTTTTATCTCGGCAGCAACGGCACGGCCAACTTTGGAAACAATCCGATATTTCACAATATAGCAGCGAGCTCTTTGGTCGCTTTGAACGGCTCCAATGCTCTGACGGGAATAAACATTTTAACAAACATCGTATATAGCTCGGGCGCATCCGCGCTCTCTGCGGTTCCTTCCGGCTCGGCGACCGATTTCCAGTTTCAAAACAATAGCGGCCTTTTTGATGGTAATTCGCACGCCACGATAAACCTCTCC